GAACAATCAATTCAAAAATATAAAAATGAATTATCAATAAATGGTGATTTATCTTATTTAAATTTAGACTGGAAACCCGTCCCAATCATTCCTAAATTCGTGGACATAGTTGTTAATGGAATGTCGCAAAGAAACTACGAGATAAACGCATATTCACAAGACCAATATGGTATAAGTAAAAGAACTGAGTACATGGAGTCAATACTTCGTGATATGAGAGCTAAAGAATTTACTAATTTATTTCAAGAACAATTTGGTATTGATTTAGCAGAAAACCCACCAGAGTTGCTTCCTGATACAGAAGAAGAATTAGCGCTACACATGCAGCTTAATTATAAGCAGGCTGTTGAGTTAGCTGAAGAGCAGGCTATTAATGTTTTAATGGATAATAGTGATTATGATTTAACTAGAAGAAGAGTTTTGTATGATTTAACAGTGCTAGGTATAGGTGCTACAAAAACAACTTTTGATTTTGCTGATGGGGTTAAAATAAAATATGTTGACCCAGCTAATTTAATTTATTCTCATACAGAATCACCATATTTTGATGATATTTATTATATAGGTGAAGTAAAAATTGTACCTATAAACGAATTAGTAAAAGAGTTTCCTAATTTAACAGAAGAAGAAATAAAAGAAATAGTAGAAAACTCTGGATACACGTCTCATAGACACGCTCACTACAGAAGAGAGTTAGATAAAAATCAAGTAGAAGTTTTGTATTTTAACTACAAAACTCACATGAATAATGTTTATAAATTAAAAAAGTTAGGTAGCGGCGCTGAAAAAGTAATTGAAAAAGATGACACGTTTAATCCTCCTGTAGAAAGCATGGATGGCGACTTTGGTAAATTAGAAAAAACTGTAGAAGTTTTATATGAAGGTGTTTATTTGATAGGTGCGGATAAACTATTGAAATGGAGAATGGCTGATAATATGATGCGCTCGGATTCTGATTTTGGTAGTGTTAAAATGAATTATCAGGTAGTTGCGCCTAGAATGTATCAAGGAAGAATTGAGTCTATAGTTAGTAGAATAACAGGTTTTGCTGACATGATTCAGCTGACTCATTTAAAATTACAGCAAGTAATGTCTAGAATGGTACCAGATGGTGTTTATCTTGATGTTGATGGATTAGCAGAGGTTGATCTTGGTAATGGAACAAATTATAACCCACAAGAAGCATTAAATATGTTCTTCCAAACTGGTAGTATTGTAGGTAGAAGTTTCACTAGTGAAGGTGATGGTAATCCTGGTAAAATTCCAATACAGCAAATAAACAATGGGGTAAATGGTGGTAAAATACAAAGTTTAATTCAAACGTATAATTACTACTTACAAATGATAAGAGATACAACAGGATTAAATGAGGCTAGAGACGCTGCTACTCCAGATAAAAATGCTTTAGTTGGGGTTCAAAAGTTGGCCGCAGCAAACTCTAACACAGCAACAAGGCATATATTGCAATCTATGTTATTTGTAACTGCTGAAGTTGCTGAATGCTTATCTTTAAGAATATCTGATATTATAGAATACTCACCTACAAAAGAAGCTTTTATACAAGCTATAGGTGCTCATAATGTAGCAACACTTGAAGAAATGGCAGAATTGCATCTTCATGATTTTGGAATATTTATAGAATTATTACCAGATGAAGAAGAAAAAGCTTTATTAGAAAATAATATTCAAGCTGCTATAGCACAACAATCAATTGACTTAGATGACGCAATAGATTTACGTAATGTAAGAAATGTAAAACTTGCTAATCAATTATTAAAAGTTAAAAGAAAAGCAAAGGCTCAAAGAGATCAGCAAATGCAACAACAAAACATAGCAGCACAAGCTGAGGCTAACGCGCAGCAACAGCAAGCGGCAGCTCAAGCTGAAGCGCAAAAACATCAATCTAAAACACAAGCTGAAGCTCAATTAGAACAAACTAAAAATCAATTACAAATACAATTTTTACAAGCGGAGGTTCAAGCTAAAAAAGAATTAATGCAATATGAATTTGAATTAAATTCTCAATTAGAAGGAATGAAAAAAGAAACAGATGAAGAAAAAGAAAATAAAAGAGAAGATAGAAAAGATATGAGAGTTGATAGACAGGCTAGTCATCAGATGAATATGATTGAACAAAGAAAACAAGGTGATACTGATAAAAAATTCGAATCATCAGGTAATGATATACTTAGTGGAGATGCGAGTATGAGAAAATTCGGTCTCTAATTTTTAATATTTTATAAAATTTTATTATGGAAGAAAAAAACAAAGAAGTTGTTGAAGAAACAACTAAAAAGGTTGTTGAAAAAAAAGAACAACCAAGAGATAAAAAAGGCAAGTTCACATCAAAGAAAAAAACTAAAGATGATGGGGTTGTAAAAGTAGATTTAAGTAAGCC